GATGGTTTTGCGACCAGCAAAGACCCTTCGAAATTCGGTTGGGAGTTTTCAGCAGTCGTTGGCCCTAAAAGCCAGAAACGGCCGCCTCTCCGGACCGAAAGGTAGAAGGGTATTAGCTGACACTTGGCTTGAATACGCGTTTGGCTGGCAACCATTGCTGGCCGATGTGGAAGACGGCGCCAAAGCCCTTGCAAGAGTCGCAACTAGAGACGCTCTCGAGCGTCAACAGTTTCGTGCTCATGCGATGGAAGAAACGCCTGTCTCAATTACCGGAAATATTGCCGACGCAGCCAACCTTGTTTTTGGTGCCGGGATTATCTATTCTGGCAACATCATCAAGGTCGGTCTTGCAGAGGTAATATATTACGGTAAGTTCATGACCAAGCTCCAGGACTCCTCGGCACTAATGTCCTCGACTGAGAGATTGATAGAAAGGAGCGGTTTTTCGCTCCCGGATATCATTCCATCAGCCTGGGAACTAGTTCCATGGAGTTTCTTCATCGACTACTTTTCTAATGTAGGCGATGTTTTAGAGCAAGCAGCCAACATCAACACTGCCCTTATCTTCTGCAACGAAGTCAATATCACTACCTCTGAAGAGAGGCGTGAGATGGCTTTTGATTATGCACGGACTAAGTCGCAGTTTGGTGGTGGACCCGTGTATCCCGAGGTCCAATGGCTGTACGCCTCTGGTTCGCAAGCGCGTTCGAAATCGAGCTTCAAAACGGTCGTCCGCTTACCTGCTGGGGATTTATTTCCTCGACAGTTAAGCTTACGCCTTCCGGTTGGGTTGCAGTGGTTAAATATCGCTGCTCTCTTCGCCGGGGGTCGACCGCCCGATCCCTTCACGTAACCTAGGAGAAAACTGTGGATGCCGCACGTAAGGTTGCACTTTTGCGTCTCACGTTAGAACATCAGGGTGTCATCGCTGTGGCGGGAACTTACGGTGAGTTGGTTGATGCAGATGGAGACATCTGCTTTGACCCATCGGAAGGTACCGTCTCATTGATGGCCCAGGATGGAGCTCTACTCGATTGGCTTGTTCGTGTCTATGAAGACCTTTCGTCTTCAGGGAAACGTCGAGCTGACGGAGCAGGGCTGAGTCTATCTGACGATCCATCTCATAAAGAGATGTTTCGCCTCTACTCAGATCTGGTCATGCTGACCTATCTAACCCGAGGCGTCCGGAAAGCGTTAGAGATAACGCGATTCGGAGGCTGGTTGGACTGGCTGGCTATGTCCATGTTTGAACGGAGGGTTAAGGTAGACTTCTTGGCACTCACTGCTAAGGGCATGCTGAGAGATCCGAACGAGGGTTTTGACCCTTGTACGCTCAATCGGCTGCATTAGACAGGGGACTCCAGGTCGTAGCTTGGGAACAACTTTTTCAACTACTCAAAGGGAAACTGCCATGGCAGTAACAGTAACCTCCCCCGTAACCGGGGGAGCCCAGACGGGCTTTACAGCGCCTACTTACACGATCGTATCGGACGTTGCGCCCGATGTGAACGGTAAGCAGTACGCCGTTTCCGCCCTGGGAGGCACGCAAGCGGGTGTTCGGATCCATTCTGCATCGGATCCGTTTACCGTCACGTATGTGAGGCCGAAAGCCTTCAAAGCGATCGGCAAACCGCACCCTGTCACCGGGCTTTTGCCCTCAGTGCCGAAGAACACCCACCTCGTGATCGTGCGAAAAGGCGCGATCCCGTTGGCGGGACAGCCGTCGTCTACGCTGCTGATTCGTTGCAGCATCGACGTGCCGGCTGGTTCGGACACCGCGGACGCCGCAAACCTCAGGGCAGCGATTTCGCTGCTCGTGGGATCCCTGAACCAGCTGTCTGCTGGCTTGGGTGACACCCTGGTAAGCGGTCTCTCCTGATCTAACAAGATCATGAGAGGTTCACGCGGGAAGCGAGGTGTGGTTATTTTCACTCTCGTGATGGCGTCTTTAGGAGCGGGTTATCTTGCGCTTAGGTGTAATGCCCAAGCTCAGGATTTCCTGTTACTACTAAAGTTCGTTATTGCGACTCTAGTACTCCTTTAGACACTCACTAGGAGAACTACATGCATGATTATGCTGCAGTCTTCCACTCCCTACAAGCGGAGCTGCCAAAGACAGATAATATCCTAACATCGGATATGTCTGTCCGCGAAGCTGAGGCGCTATGGCTAAAGAATTCTTTCCTCAAGAAATTTGAGGGTAAGAAGACTTTGGACGCAGATTCGAAGGCACTGGAACTGTTCCTTTACAGTAACGATGCCTGTCGAAACTTTGCGTTAAAACCAGAACGCCTCTTCGAAGAGGAGCTGATTGAGGAAGTTAGAACTATCCTTGATCAGTTCTTCTATCGCGGCCCGATCCAACTATTAGACCTTGCTGCAATAGCAGACGGCCTGATGGTGGGACCTGGCGCAAGTCAAGGAGCTGTCTCAGATAACTTCTACACGAAGTTATTTGATTCGAACCTTACTTGCACAACAGAACGGCTTTACCGTGATTATCGGTGCGCCATTTCTGAATGGCCGACTTGGACTAACGCTGAAATTGCGCGTCAGAACCATTTTGGCCACAAAGTGGTGGTAGGCAACCGTCTTTCCTATGTTGCGAAAACGTCGGAAATCTCGCGTACGATCTGTACCGAGCCCAATCTGAATATGCTATTTCAGAAAGGG